CATTAGCTTCGTAAAAAATATCGTAATCTGGAATATCCAAATGTGTTAAAAATGATTCTGCTTCCCTTCCCCAAGTCATTTCATGCAGCCATTTATTAGCAAATCTAGTTCTTGAATTGACTACACTGAGCGGCACTATTCTGACATGTTTATAGTCATCATAAAATTTTTCCGCGAATGTACCTTCTACACCGTCTATTGTTCCACGATATAGTACATGATATCGAGCATGAAGATCACCTCTAATAGGATCGGACATCCAATTTTGATTTAATTCTCTCATCCAACAATAAGCTCGTATATCTCTTTCCAATTTTGGACTCGCGGCACATCAAAACATTTGGTATTATGACCGTGCGCCATTAGCAAACATTCCAAACCAGCTTTTCGGCCAGCTAGCGCATTCTCAGGTTTGTCTTCGATCCAAAAACAACCGCTATCTTTGTATTTAGCTAGCGCCTCATCCTTATCAGCGCCGCAGTCGAGGTACACATATTTCTCAAATACAGTATGACCAAACGTCTCACAAAGGTTTTTAGTCCTGAGATGTTGGGCATACTCGTCATCGCTAAGAGATGTGATTACGTGGAAGACATAACCATGTTCTTCGTGCAGTTTACGAATGTACTTAATAGCATCTCTCAAAGGTGGAATCTTACGAATAGAAGCAGACTCATTGAACATACGAGTGAGTCTTTTCTTCTCGCACATGCCTACTTCGTACTTCTTGCCAATGTCATATTCATTGTGATTTTGAATACGATAGCCGTGACGTTTCATCCATTGATCAAAAGAATAAGTCCAATCGAGCATGACTCCATCACAGTCAGTAAGGATTAGTTTGTCTCGTACGAACATGCTCACACTACTAAACCAGTTGTTGCTTGTAACCACATCTTAGAGACTTGTTCTTCAGTATCACACATCAAAATCACTGCAGCTCGATTGAAGGTGATAGAATCTGGATTTCGTACACCTGTCAGACATACACTCGGAGCAAAACCTACGCCTTGTTCTGTCTGTACAAATGCTCGAGGACTTTCTAATGTAATAGTTGTATCGTTTTCTTCTTTAAGACGACCAACCATCTCACCGCCTGCCGTTACTAATGTTACTACTTCACTCACTATATTTCTCCTTCATAGTATTTGTCAAATTTGTTCTTGCTTTTCTCTACTCGCTTGAGGAATTTGTCTTCATCAACGTCGAGTTTTTTTAGTACAGCAGTAATCATTACGAGAGCATCAGCAGCTTCTTCGAGCACTTTACCTTCGTTTCGTTTTCCCCCACGATTTAAGTATTTAGAACATGCTTGAACGAGTTCGCCACATTCTTCCATTGCTTTTACTATTACATCATCGCTCATGAACTATCTCAGCATCTTCTTTCAACACATAGTTCAAAAACCTAATACCAAATTCGGCATCAGGTTTTTGTCGTGTTAGATATTCTTTTGGAAATGTTTCGATTAGCGGAAAAGTCTCACCAACGTGGGTCGAGTACCATTTGCTTTGGTCGCTGCATTTTATAATCTTCAATAATTCCATAGACAAATCCTGCCCACTTTTCATGTTCTTGTAAGAAAGAGACCGTAAGGCCTTCTTCACGGCCATGGGCTTCGATTTCCCATGGTTGATCAAAGTAATCCATCTTGTCGTGGTCAATCTTTTGCTTATGCCAACGAGTCAGATTAGGATGTCGATCATACGAATACATCTCGCCACGAGCCCACTGTTTGATGTGGACCATTTCATGGCAGATGACACGTAAGAATTCTTGCAGATCGTCGACAAGGTTTATACGAATAACATAGTCTTTTGGTCGTACAATCGCGTCCACATATTCGTAAATGACGTCTGCGTGTATGCCTTCGTTTTCTACCAGATCCTTGACACCAATAACAGTGATCTGTAGATCTTTGATACGAGGCATGAGTTTCTTCGCACAGAAAGGAATAAGATCCCGAACCAACTTACGCTGGACAGGAGTAAGCTTTTTGGTGTATACTGTTGTCATACAATCTCCAAATTACATGCCCATTCTACTATTGGGGGCTTCATTTGTACATGCCGACTAGTAACAATTTTTTTCATAAGAAAATCAATAACTTACTTCTTTTTGTTCCCTATATTATACTTAGTCACTAGCTCCCAGTCATTTTTATCTTTATGAGCAATGATTTTGATCTGATTCATAGGGGCTGCCGGATCTTCGATGCCTCTTTCGTTTACGACTGAAATGAGATTCCAGTCAGATAAAAGTTTAGTAATTGTATTGCGTCTGCCTTGGTCCTCTTCAGAGAAATTTGTAGGCTTGCCGTCAAGGGCAAACAATTCTTTGAAATGAACGATATAGTACTTGCCACGCTTATGAAGGATGTGACACGACTGATAGAGTTTCTTTTCTTTGGGAGATGCAATGCCGATACGTGTAAGTGTTTCACGTACCTTGAGGAAATCGTCTTGACTCTGCAGGGTAACTTCAACTAGAGATTCTACCGCACTCATACTTAACCACCTTTTTCTAATTTTTCTTTTATTCTTCTTATTTGCTCATCAGACAGGATAGTTAATGCTTGTGCGGCTCTTTCATTACTATAACCATAGAACTCTGCAACTGCTTCCACATCACTGTCTTGCTCCTTTTTAAACCACTTCGAGAATCTTTTACGTGGTCTTATAATATTTATAAGAAACTCGTATTGAAGGAAATGATCAAGTTCGTGGTGGATATTCATCTCATTTGCAATAGTGACAGTATCTTGAAAATATGATAGTCCTCGATTGACAATGAAAGCATTGTAGTCCTTTTCAGCGAGAGCATCGTTCTCAGTGTCTCGCATCATATTCTTTTTTGTGACATTGATGGAGTTGAGATAGTCAAATGGACTCGTCGCCATAGTGCTCCTCCGTTTTTTCTTGTATAATGTCCATCAATCTCTCACATTCTTCACAAACATCGAACGCATACTCGCCTACATATATTACAGCTGGTTCTTCTGGCAGTATATTACTACAGTTCGGTGTTTGACATTTTCTCTTTGGCTTTCTCTTAAACATCACCACCATCCTAAATTACGACCGTTATGTATGATTATAAAGAAACAGGTAACCACATGGAGGAGCCACCAGAAAGTTCTGATGACTGCTACTGCATCTGCCTGTGTATCTGTTTCGCCTACTTTCTCGCCGAGTGATTTGGCCCAAATTCTCCACATTACGAAAACTCACAGTTGACCATAATCTCGGTGAGGCATGCAGTCATGTTGATCTCATGATCGGCAACGAATGCATCCTTGTATTGATAATCGGCGAGGATGAGAACGAGTTGAGGCACACTGCCAGGTTTCATGAAGTCAGAACACTTGTTGTAGATCTGACGGAAGATGGTAGCTGCTTCTACGTCTGAGTTGTCTGCGACCCACTTACGCACTGTTGTAAAGTCTTTACCTTTGAGCGCAGTGACGAGATCTTGTAGTGTAGTATCATGCAAATTGGCAAGTACGCCAACATCAATACGACCAGTAGCTGAGTATCGTTGGAGTTCATTGAGTATCCTTCTGTTGTCTGGAAAATATTTACTGATTACTTCGGCAACTGCTTTTTGATCGAAGTCTACATTCTCGGTCTTGAGAATATTGATGACTCGCTTGAAGAGTTGAGCTGCCATATCTGGCTTGTCTTCTTTGGCGATCTTAAACTCAATCACACTACATCGAGAGTGAAGAGGTTCAATGATCTTGTTCTTGAAGTTACAAGTCAGAATGAATCCACAATTCTTGGAGTATTCTTCCATGAAGTTGCGAAGTGCTGGTTGAGTTGAGTTTGGATTGAGGTAGTCTGCTTCGTCGAGGATGACGTACTTACGACCACCACTCAGTGAGACTGATGAGGCAAACTGTTGTATCTCTACACGAAGTGTATCGATGTTGCCATTCATCGAGCCATTGATGACGATGTAGTCACAGTCGAGTTCTTCTAGCATTGCTCGGGCGACCGTCGTCTTACCTACACCGGGACCGCCAGTGAGGATGAGATTTGGAATATTGTCTTGATCGACAAACTGTTGAAATGTTTTCTTCAGATCAACAGGAAGTATAGTATCACTTACAGTCTTGGGACGATATTTCTCGACCCATAAAAAATCATCACGCATATGTCACCTACTATCATAAAATAAAATGGCCAGTCGCCCCGTTCCCTTCGCGCATTTGGCCGACACGTCAAGCTGTTCCGTGCCCCCTTTTGATCGTATTACTCGAAGGTTGAGTTAGCTTCGAGGCTGATCCAATACTCTACATCGTCGGACACAAAGTGAGAAATGCCCTTTGAGGAAAGACTTACCGTGTAGGAGGACGGCAAGATCTTAACGTTTTCTGTTTTGAAAACTGCGGTAAAGGTACGATCGGTAGTTCCAACTTCAATATCAAATTTGTCAGAAGATGGATTTTTCGTGTCAGTAGCTCGCAAGAAAATCTTGCCATCTTCACCGACGACTACGAAATCGGGGAATGACATGACACCAAGTGCTTTCATGATCTCAGCAAAGTTTTCATGCTTGAGTTCGAACACCACATCAGCTGCTCCGATATCAATAGGTTTTGCTGGCGGTGTTATGATAGTGGAAGGATCTGCAAATGTGTAACTAACCTTTCGACCAGGTGATGAGATATTGACCATACGTTCGTCGATCACAAACTCAGGATCTTCGAACAATGATACAACACCAAGAAAACGAGACAAATCATAGATGGCAAACGTTGAAGGAATTACATCTTCGAGTTTGGCTTTAGCCATCATCGTCTTGTTTGGTGAAATGGTCTTTAACTCGTCACCCTCTGTGAATTGAATAGAGGGATTGATAGCAGAAAAATTCTTCAATACCTGAATTGATCGTTGGTTTAACTTCATTTTTTATTTCCTTTCTTCACAAGTTTACTGGGATCCGCAGTGGCCGCTGCACCGATCTGTGCAATGTGGGCAAGAGAACCACCAAATACATAAGAACCTACGTGCTTCAGCTGCATCCAAGGACACATCCACACTTTCCGTCCCATACGTCTTACATTATAACAAAACATGTAGTCTTCGGACAAATATCTGTTCGAATATTGTTCTTGATGAATGCCTGTCCTCTTATCGGACAAAAACTCAATGACTTGATCTTTGGACGCGTCAGGATTTTTATCATAGAATGCAGTAATTTCATTCATCAAATTCTGTGACTTATCATCAATCAATGCATCAAAGTATGCCATGATTTCACGTGAACCATCAAATGCTTCAGTACGTACATGGTCTGGCTTGTACATAAATTGAGGATAATTCTGATTGTATTCTTCGAATACTCGTTTTTGAATCATCATAAAACCAGTACCGCCCTCTGCTACTTCGGCGGGTTCAGCGATCTTAATTGATTTCGCTTTGACTGGATTAAAGACATAGTCGCCGACATAGTTCTCTAACTCATTAGGATTTTGATCAGCAACACCAGCATTGACTGCTTGTGTAATCTTTTCCCAAGAGATAGTCTTCTTTGGATATGGACCACACATGATATCATATTGGTCAGGATTTTGCATCATCAGACCCAACATTGCAATGACATCATCTGATCTAAAACCAATATCTGAGTCAACAAACATCAAATGAGTTGCGTCTGAACGCATGAACTCATCGACACAATAGTTACGAGCACGTGTAATTAGCGACTCATTGAAAAGATAATAGAATTGCAAAGGAATTTGATACTTCGCCATCTTTGCAGATAAATCTGCCATCGATCGTGTGTACATGCCTGCGCACATACCACCATACATCGGAGTTGCAATAAACAATTTTGTCTTTCGCAATTCTTCAATTGGAACATTGATTTCCATAATATATCCTCACTTTTGTATATCCTACCATATTATAGTAGATTTGTAAACTAGAAAAATGCTTCGAGTGAATTTATTTTCTTTTCACTTTCTGGCACTGGAGTGTACTCGATGTATGGTGCGTGGCTGTACTCGTAACCTTGCCAATGTGGATACCATCGACGAGAGAGGTGTACGGACTGGGGTTTCTCCATATATTCAAAGTCTAACTCACCTTTATTATTTATCATCTCACCTACCCACTCGTATAATTCTACGCCAGCTCCTTGATTTTTTCTAATCTCTTCGCGAAACAATTTACGAATGAAGTTACGTGATGACCAGTCACCACAAAATGGTGCACCTTTATGCCAACCAGTTTTTGGAATCTTACGACTAGGATTTTCGATAGGAAGTGGCTCATACAATTTGACTGTTGCATTATAAAAGTCTGCAATACCTCGAGCTTGCTCAATGTATTTACATACTAATTCTTTTGTCGCCTGTTCAGGATTATCTTGTCGGCAAAGATGATGACGAATGTCGATATTACCAAAGTAAAATTCAATGTCAGTGTAGCCACCTTCTGGTATAAAACTATCGAGTCTTTCTTTCAATGCACCATGTAGTGTCTTGAATGGTACAGAGATATTCTGCCAACCTGGACGATACATACAAATTGCATGACTATCACCGATTGCAATTTTCTTATGAGTTTGTAATTTATTTGTGTCTACAGTTTCTGCTTCAGTACAAATTCGTTTGAGATTATCCCAATCTACTTCATTCCATTCTGCGTTGTATATCTGACCCTTTTCTCTTGCTTTATCTAACTTTTCTTTCATAATGCCATAATAGTCAGGCATGTCGATAGCAAGTGAGTAAACGAGTCCTTTAAACTTTGAGAAGTTGACGAAGTTATAGATGCCACTATAATTTTGCAGGCCGCCGAACAAATTCAGAGAGCCACCCCAATCATTACCATGATACACAAAGAGTGCGCCATAGTCATCCCAATTTTCTTTGTACAAATGACCAGACATACAAATTTCTGCATTATACCCTACTTCGTTGAGTTGACTGGCGTAAATAACACCTTGGGCAGCTCGATGGCTGTCCATAGATTTAGACATTACATTGAACGGGCAAGCAACTAAGCTGCGCATTGATCTTTCTCCCACTGACGATATGAATCTATTCTATCATAAATCGTCTCATCTTGTAAACTAGGTTCTGTGCCCACATTCCAGAAAAGTATGTCCTGACTGGTATTTTTAGGTATGTACTTCCACACTTTGCCGTCATATGTGTCGATAGTAGGAAACGGAGGTAGATTCTCTTTCTTCTCTGCTTGAGTGAATTGTAGAGGTTCTGATATAACTTCGGCTCGTCCTAACTCGCCCGATTTAAGATTGCGAGCGACAGCCACGCAACGAAACTCAGCTCGAGGCCATGCAATTTGAAGAGCTCGAGCAAGAACACCGGTCGAGATAGCCACATATACAATTTTTGGTTCAGGTATTCGAGAAGCTGCGTAAACAATTCCGGCGGTGGCGAGCTCGTGTCTAAGACCAAGTGGAATGAAATAGTGTCCTTCTTTTTCTGCATATTCTTTCGCCTTCTTATTTAAATTTGGCATCGCCGCGATACGATGAAATTGTACATTTGCACCTCGTTCTATACAACAAGCTTGATGTAGTGATACTCTCTTCGAAGATGGCATAAACAGAGTCACCTTCTTATTATGATGTTTTGCTACATCGAGAAGAGATACACCAGCAAGGCCAGTTCGAGGCTGACAATACACAAGATGATCATTGGGAATCCTAGCAGCGAGAAGATCTCCTGCTCTTGTTTTAGTTCCAATGGTAAGATCATCCCTGACCACTCGCACACCGTCGTGTTCTTTGACAATCGGGTCAGGATTGTATGGTGTCCATCCATCACACATCTCCAAGTAATATTCTTTAGCAGCTTCGTATCCGAAGATGCCGACATCCTTATTTACTCCATCAATTACGTGGTTGTTGTGAGCCATATCTCTTCTCAAATTGTAAACGCAAGTAAGTCTTACGACTCACTGCAAAGAAAAACATTATACCAGTTTGTGCTATCATTGTAATTGTTGGTCCCCACATAAACTCGAAGGCATAATATAAAATTACCCAACTCAAAGCCATATTAAGTGGTGTAGCTAGTACAGTGTCAGTCACTGCCTCTATCACGGCTCTACGAACTCGTTCTGTCATACTTATTTGTCTTTAATGACCAATTTTGTGGATAAACCCAATCATATGGGATCATCTTCGTTTGTTTCTTCTCACCGAGTTTCATCGACATGAACTTATAATGCATACACAACTTATCTTCCAAATTAAGATACTGATGAGTGTGTATGGGATTATTCGGGTGATTCTTTAAATAATCCATATGTTGTACCTGCATCTCTGCCCACTTATTCATAGGGATGTACTGGCCATCCTCATCAATCTCATACTTAGACTTGCTCATGAGATGCGGACAATTAAAGATCTGTGACAAACCATCGAAGTATCCTGTACCACCATGCAGGAACGAGTCGGGATCGACCAATTTTGGGTGTGTCATTGCAATATGACGAGCTGCATTCTTTGACGGATACATTGCATTACGAAAACCAAAATCTCGTACCATGATGATGTTCATCTTCTTAGCA